TTCTAATTTATCAGTAGAACATTCTATTTCGAGCTTTATAATATGATCTTGATTCCTAAAATCATAGGGTATTAATCGCCCATGACTCATATAGAAAAATTCAACCTTTAATCTGTGTATTGTTTTTTGTTGTCCAGCGTAAAACGTGTGGTTCAATGGATCATCTGAACCCGTGTGTATAGTGGATGTTGTACCGTTCGTTATGATTCTTCCTGTATAGAATGGTGTATTCGAATAAATGTGTTTATTTAAATTATCAGAACCACTGCTTATTCTAATTATAAGATCATTTGGACCTGTGAAATTTATAGAACCGGATTTTAACTGTCCCGCATCAGAATCATAATCGAGACTTGTAAAACCTAAAATCTGATGAGGTGTCGTTTTTCCGATTTGTGTTGACACGTATCCATTTGTACCCGAATAGAACTGAATAGAGAAATTATCAGAAACTGTATTTGAAAATGTTATAGAATTAGTATCTGCATCATACGACACACTGTCAATTTTAGAAGCCGGGGGAGCCACTAACAACTCCAAATCTGACGCAAGATCAGATCCAGACGAATAGTTTGTGTTCGCAAGAGTGAAATCAGTATTATCAATACTAAAAGTGTTATTTGTAGAATTAATTAACAATTGTGAGTTTGGTATCTTTGCAGAAACGAGTGTAATTTTTGTAACATCATAAATAGGCTGATTTTTCAAATCTATAACGTATTCGTTTTGATTTGGGTACAGTATGGGATCTCTCTCACTGCTATCAATGTCCAATGTATAGACCTTCATTAGAATTTATGTATAAAATTTTAATGATTGTTTTTATCTGAACCAAAACGTAAAATTTAGTTAATACTGTGAGAGAATGGGTTGTTTTCGAGTTGTCGCTTAGCTATGTCAAGACTCATGTTATTAGAATACGGATTCTCGTGACCCTTGTATGCATTGAATTGGTGGTAAGCCTTTTGTTGGTATTGTTGTGTCCAACCACCGTTCGGGGCATTGATGCGACCATCGATGCGACTGGTATCGCTTCGAACAGTCGTAATTTTACCACCCTGGTTAAGGGCATCTGCTCTGACATTCATACGACCCGGATTACCCATACGATTGACTTGTCCTCTGCGATCTTCCTGACGGAAACCGTACCTTTCAAGTTCTTCATTTGTGCGTTTACCGGCCGGAGAAATCGCCGGAGAAATCGTGTAAGCCCCGTGGAAGCTATGGATACCCGGAGTGGGTTGGTTATTGTACATATATTGAGCGTCATTCAGATCACTCTTGAATCTAGTTGGGTCTTGTGCCACTGCACCTTGAGAAACGAGGCGCTTTCTGGGAGCATTTTCAAGGCCATCCGTGCGCAGGCCAGTTTCAGAACGATTCGTCGTTCTCTTTGTGCGTTCGTGGCTTTGTCTGGGCGTTACACCAGACATGCCCTGGGCACGACCAAGAACAGTCGGCCGCCTGGACGGGAGGAAAGCAGTCTTCTCTGGCATGTTATGTGTGAGTTGTCCAACAAGCGGGGCTCGGTAACCCTTCGTGTCGTGTGCTGGGCCAGTTCTACCCGGTAAAGTAGTGAGGCGATGTTCACCGACATTCACCGGATTCACTCTGAAGAGCTGTTGGTAACCACCTTGGGCTGGTGTATCATATCCGACACCCAAACCAGGACCAACCATCTGCTTTTCAATCGGCGAAAGGTTATTCATTCTCCCTCTGTCAAACATACGATCACGCAAACCTAACACCTCCTGACCAGCACTACGCTGTTGGGGCGCAAGTTCCGCAAAACTACCAATTTCAATTTTTCGCTGAAAATCAGGTTCAGGCTCATCGAAATCTTCTTCATATTCTGGTTCAACACCTGTAAAATCTATTTCCTCAATTTCTTGGGGTGCTGTACGCTCAACCTTGTTACTAAGATTCCTCCCAGTATATATGAGACCAGCAACAGCAAGAAGAGATATGGGATCAGCCATTCTTATTTCTTATTGACATTTTTATTACGGTATCTTTGTTGAAAAAGTTCATTCTGGGTTTCGGCACGGGTGCTCGAAGGAGAATAAGACATACTTCTCAAAGGTAAACTGCATGTCATGTTTTGGAGCGGGAAATAGTTTCGCTCATACGTTTGAACAAGATGCTTGTTAAATCTAGAAGTACTCTGCGGTCTGAGTTCATCACTTATATCAACATAACCCGCCGGAGCGCCTTTGCCGGCCATATAAGGGGCCGTACCATACAAAACTGTGTTGGGTCTGCAGCCACCACAGTTAAGAGTACTCGGTTGGGGGTAAATGAAAACCTCTTCGGTCGCCTTCACCAAGGGGAGGGCACCAGTGTTTTGAACAATACTTAATCCAGGCTGAAGCTGGTACGCCATTTATTATTACATGAGAATATTTATGCTACGGCCCTCCCGACACCTAATCGAGAACTTCGAACATCACCCGCTGCGCTGAGACCGGCAAATGCCTCGAGCTGAACGCCTCTGGCATCTGGGCTACAATACACACCCCCATGACTCTTGCACATCGGACCCAATTTAGAACCATAGCACGCCTCGGCAAACCCAGTTTGATCACCTGGGATACTAGAAACCGGGGCGGTCACAAATTGTCTAGCCATAGAGTTGCGCTGGTACTGTGGAAGAGGACTTCTAGAACGTCCAGAATCGTAGCGAATGGTTCCGTCTAAGAACTTCTTCACACCATTCCGAACACTCGGATAAAAGCAAGCCGGGTCTCTGTTGGGATTTTCCATATGGTCACTTATGAGAACGTTACCCATTGGGTTATCATTTGTGGGCTTCTGACAGTCGCTGTAACTATCGGAAGAAAACGGAGCCATACCCGTGGTGTCTTTAATCATGTCAGACTTGTACATAATATAAAGAACACCCAAAACCATGGAACCTAAAACGAAAATTCTAACGTCCCTGCGAATAAGATACAGAATGCACGTAGCGTAAATTATAAATCTTGAAGCGGCATTTACACGTTCTTCTGGAGTTTGTGAATTGTTTGGCCAGAACTGTGTCACCTTTTTTGTATCGATGATTTGTTTGATGTCCTCAAACCAAACTTTCATTTATATAAGTTAAGTTTATTTTTTCATCATACCGCCAAGCATACTGCTCATGGTCTTCATGAGTGCGTCTTGATCAATACCACCATCACCGTCTTGCATCTTATCAGCACAGTCCTGGGCGATGTTTTCAATCATACTCATGGTTTCTTGGGGAATTACCGTAATAGTAGTGCCAAGCATGTAAAGAGTTTGGAGATACTGCCAGATAGCATTCTTCGTGTTATCCGAAAGCGTACCGTTCCAGTACTCCTTAATGTTAAGATCCTTCAAAAATTCAATGTTTTCAAGATCGTTAATGAAAGATTCATCTCTTTGAGAAATCTTATCGGCGTGCGGTGCGATACCTCGCACAAATGCGTCGACACACTTTCTGGGATTAGTTTGCTTAAGAAGTTCAAACGATGTAATAAACTTCTTAATGCTCTTATCTTGGGGGAGAGTCTTGTGCAGTTCAGTCAAGAACTGCCCCATCATGTCATTGAAAGCGCCAACGGAAGCCATATTGTTATTTAGTATTACGTTATCTTTAAGTTAGAAAGGCTCCATTGATATAGTTTCACGTTGACCGATGCCGTTAGACACGATAAAATAGACGAGAATAGCATTAAGGGTGGCGGGTTTAGCGTAATTATTTAATTCGAGTTTACCTTCATTGTTTATGTAAGCCTTGAAGTGTATGTATAAGGCTGTGATTGCGGCGGCTGACAAAGCGGCACTTGCCGGATCCCTGAAGTACTCTGCGAGTTCCATTTAATTATAGCCAACTTTTTTTGTTCGGTGGTCCGGGGCGTCGCCGAAAAGAACACCCTCGTCTTCCCCTGAATGTGCCTGGGGGGTGTGACTCGGGTCCCTGACGTTAGAGATGGTCTTAAACTCATTGGCCAAAGAAGGGATTCCTGGGGCTTCCTGTTGAGGTATCGGTTGTTCCATGGGTTCTTCAGATTCCATAGGAGCCAGCATTTCATCACCAACTTCTTCTCCACCTTCCATTGGTTCTCCCATAGGTTGTTCTTCACCCATATCTTCTTCTTCGGCCGGAAAATCACCTTCAAGAACATCCGGATCTTCAGAATCTTGCATTTCTTCACCGAGATTTATATCGTGCGTTTCTTGAGACATATATGTTTGAAGAATTTGTTGAACCGGAATCAATTCCTTGATTGTTGCCTCGATCGAAACAACAAAGCGCTGTGTGAGCTTTTCGTCACGGGCGTATTCACTTTGTTCTTCGCTAAAAATATATGGGTCTTTATACAAGTCTTTTGCGATGTTATTGTACGCAGTCTGAATAAAAACTTCGTTTATTGGTAACTTCAATGAAATCTTCTTGTTTTGACTCTTCAAACGAACGGACGACAAAATCTTGACATGACTGACAAAAACAGCCGCAAGAAGATCACTAAACCAAGCACAGCGCTCTGTAATATTGTCACTGTGAGACTTGCTCATGGCGTTACTCCAGTTCGGTACTTCCTTGAGAAGCTTCTGGAACATAATCAAAACCTTTTTGTTGTTAGACATCTTCATGGCTTCTTTGTACATATCCTCAAACGCCGTAATCATAACTGGGATCATGATACTACACAACTGACCAGTATACTCCTTCTTTGCCTCGACAAGAATGTTCAAATTCTCCATTTATGATTAAGTGGGCTTTTTTTTACACTATTTA